CGGTTAGGTATCACTTTTGCACTCATCTTTCTTCTAGCGGTGTTATTTACACTTATCTGCGTCCAAAAATTCTGACTATCTAAATTCGTTTCTGCAAATATGTGATTAAACTTACTCGGGTCTACATATGTTGTAATATCTTTAATCCCTTCATTACCACTTTCATTAGTTCCTTCATATCTTCTATTTAATGTCATAAACATTTCTTTGTTACCTTCTGCGAAATTTCCTCTTGTTTGATTAACTGCTGTCATATAATTTAACCATGCTGGTACTTTTCCAACTGAGCTAAACCCAACTTTATTATCACTTGCTGTATCAATTTCTGTATCAAACCACGCCATTTCATCTGTTATTAGATCTTGAAATCCTATTTGGTCTAAATCAGGTTTATGTAAATCATCCAACGTTTTTAAATTCGTATCCCATTTATTCCCTTGACTATAGTCTACTCTCGGCGTAATACTTGCAATTCCCATTACATAACATGGTTCATGACACTTCACTATCATTTTTCCGCCTTTATGTTTTCCTGTTAATTTTCCACGTCCCGCTAACGTTCCTAACGCATGCGCTGTTTCTGTCGTTTCTGTTTCTGCTGTACTTATCACTTCTTCAAATGCTAATTCTTTTATTAAACTTCCATGATATACTGGATTCTCTGTTTTCTTAACACTATCATGACTATAAACTGCATTTATCCAATCATTATAACTACCGCCACTCATGTTAATTCTATTTAACATCTTATACACTTTATTCGCTAAGCTTAACGCATCTATTGTAAAACTTCCATCTGCTGTACTTACTGCAGTTACTTGACTTACTCCATCTGTTCCATCTATCCACTCCGTATCTATCCAATTATTAAACTTATCACTTTGATATGTCTTCAATGCTAATCCTTCCTGAGTTCCTAACATACATCTTCCACCATTTTCGCTTTTTAATGGTAAATTATATGGTGTTCTACTTGTTTCTTGTATTAAATACGATGTCGGATTTCTTACATCTGTCAATAAGTCCATTGTCATTTCATCTATATTTGTTAACGGAAACTCCTCTAGTTCTGCTTCTTGTCCTGGCTCTACTGTACTTGGTTGCGTCCAACTATAAACTTGCCATTTTGTATAATTATTTCCATCTTCCGGAACTAATCCTGTAAACCCAGTACATTTCAACAACCTTTTATTATTTGCTCCATCTGTTACATATTCAAAGTTCGTAAATAACTTATCCAATGTTACTGTTTTCCAAGTTGCATTACTTAATGCACTTCCACTAGTTTCTGCACTTCCAAATTTTACTTTAGCCTTGTACGGGTCTATATCTCCCTTTCTTCCCTCGTTATCATATCCAAATCTTAATTCTGTTACTTCTCCCGGATTTATAGTTTGAATACTTCCAATTTCATAAAAACTAACTCCATTACTTATAAATTGGTGATTTCCACTTGCTGTATCTATATCTGTACTCGCAAACGTTGTGTGTATTACATATGCGTTTTCCTCTTGCTTATTTGCATAATAATTTTTGAATATGCTCCAATATCCTAAATACGGTACTGCATTAAATTTTCTTTCAATATCTCCTACAGCTTCATCTTTTTTTCTACCTAATCCTCTAATCCCTAAGTAACTAAATATACAACTCGGGTTAATTTGGCTATTATCATTATATACATCTGTCGGCTTATAATAATGTTTTAACTTCAATTGTGGTAAATGCACTTTATCCATTTCTCTACCTAACTCTAATTTATTCAGGTGAAGCTTCCCCTGAAATAATCTCACTGGCACTTCAAATACATCTAACTGCACTTTATAACTCCCGAATAACGGTCCAATTGTCGGTAACGTCTTTACGTCACAATCCAAACTAATATCAAACGTATCTCCCGGTAATCCTACCTCACTCATAAAGGGTACTAATGTACCCGCACTCATACTGCTACGCCATATATAACTTAAGTTATGCGTACTTCTTTCGAACGTCTTTGTTATATACTTGTTCTTTTTTCCACTTCCT